TGTCTTAGCCTCAAGCGCGTTCTGTCTTTATGTGCAGTTTTTCCAGCATTTTGCGAAATACACCTTAGATAATGTCAGCTAAGCCACAAAAGAACCTAGGAGGGCGACCAAAAACAGGGCGCAATGAGATGCTGCGCCTGCGTTCCTTGGCTACTGGCGTTAGCACGGCAACCTTGGCGCATTGGGAGCGTGACGGTTGCGACATTGAAGACGACGACAGCGTGAGGGCGCATGTAGCGACTTTGACGCGATTGCCTAAGACGCTCAAATCGGAATACATCACCGCACCGGAGCAGTTGGAAGAAACACCTGACATGGCGTATCTGAAAACGTCATTGTTACGCACAACCGACGAGCGAGAGGCGCGGCGACTGGCGACACAAATCAAAGGCTTGGCGGATGCGGAAAAACTTGAGATTCTGCAAAGCAAGTTTATCAGCTTGGATGAATACCGCCATGCCAATACGAAGCTGGGCAGCACGCTCAAGGCGGCATTGAACAAAGCGCAAGTCGATTTGCCGCCGATGCTATACGGACGGACGCAGCATGAGATGCAGATGGCGATTCGCACCTACATGGACAAGCTGTTGGAAACACTAAGCGACAAAGAAAGCGAGCTATGGAATCCGACAAAATAGAAATCGGACTCGACGCATTCCGTGAAGCGTGCCGACCTCCTAAGCGATTGCTGCCAAGCGATTATGCGCATGATCGTGTAGCAATCTACGAGGGAAAATCTCCTTACTACGATAAAAACGCAACTCCATGGATGAATGAACCGTTGGACATGCTAGGCAATCCAGAATGCACAGAGTTGATTTTGCTAGCACCTACAGGAAGCGGAAAGACGACAATGATGGAAGCGGCGTTGGCTTACATCGTGGCAGAAGACCCTGGCCCGACTCTCATTGTAGGTCAAACGAATGAAACGATTTCAGAATGGTTTGAAACTAGGCTGATGCACACTTTCCGCAATACGCCGGAAACAAAGGATTTGATACCGAGCGGCAAGCATCGCCACAAGGCACGAAAGGATGCGGTCATATTTCCTCACATGACGCTTTTTAGCACGGGGGCGAACATCTCCGGCACACAGGCGCGATCTATGCGCAGGGTGATTTGTGATGAGGCATGGGCATACAAGCAAGGCATCTTGCGCCAAGCCGAGGCGCGATTGCATGACCGATGGAACAGGCAGTTTGTGATTGTATCACAAGGCGGCACGATTGGCGACGACTGGCACGAGAAATGGATGCAAACGAATCAGCGAGAGCGGCATTTCTGCTGCCCTAAGTGCCAGACGGAACAGACATGGCAATGGGCAAACGTCAAGTATGACGAAGTGCAAGGCGACGATGTAGCGACCAGCAAAACGGCGCGGATTGCTTGCGCGAATGCCGATTGTGATTTTGAGATTACCGAGGATGCGGAATTGCGCCGGCGACTTTCGATGAATGCGCGGTATATCCAGACGACTACCGGAGTTGACGGTAGCTTTGGCTATCGCTTTTCGATGCTGGAAAATTGGCAAGTGCCATTGTCTCGCATCGTGCTGGAGAGAATCAAAGCAATGCGGGAAGTCTCACGGGGGAATCTTGAATTGCTGAAATCCTTCATTCAGAAACGCCTGGCGGATTGGTGGAACGATGAACAGGAAGACGCAAGACCAGTTTTGACAGGCGCAGGCTACAGCGTAAAGGACTACGCAAACGGCGAGAAATGGGAAGATGAGTTTGTGCGGTTTATGACAATCGACCGCCAGCAAGACCATTTCTGGGTAGGCATACGCGCATGGGCAGAGGATGGACGTTCGCGCCTTTTGTGGTTCGGCAAGGTGGATACATGGGATAGGCTGAAAGTGATTCAAGAAACCTACAAAGTGGAAGGCAGAAAAACGCAAATCGACTGCGGCTACCAAAAGGACGAGGTTTACAAACGATGCGCACAATATGGTTGGTTTGCATTGCGCGGCGACCAGAGAGACTCATACCCGCACAAGGGGCGCGATGGCAAGACGACATACAAAGCATTTTCCAGATACCAAGTCGTGACGGCATCGGACGGGCGAAAAACGATGGCGGCATTTTTCAGCAACCTTGCGATCAAAGACATTTTACACCAACTACGAAACGGCAAAGGCGTTGATTGGCAGATACCCGATGACGTTGGCAATGATTACTTACAACAAATCGACGCAGAGGTAAGGCGCGGTGAAGGACGTTCTGCAATATGGAAGCAGCGCAGGCGTGACAACCACGGTATCGACGTAGAATCCATGCAAATCGTTCTCGCCAGCGTGCTGGGCTTAATCGGCAATCGAGAAGAAACCGAAGAAAAAGAATAATTTCATGAAAGAATGAAAAACGGGGTGCGTATTTATTGGCGCAATACAGAATATGAATCTACACATTGATACAGAATACAAGGCTTTGATTCCGCCGTTGGCAGCGGATGAATTAGCGCAATTAGAAGCGAACATTTTGCAAGATGGTTGCCGCGACCCGATTGTGGTATGGGAAGACACCATTATTGATGGACATAATCGCTACTCTATTTGCAAAAATCACGGCTTGACATTCAAGACCGTCACGATGGAATTTGCAGACCGATCACACGCGAAAGAGTGGATTATTCGAAACCAGTTCGGACGCCGCAACCTCGCCCCCTACGTCCGCGTATCGCTTGCGCTGGAACTTGAAAGCACGATTGCGGCACGGGCTAAAGAGAATCTCAAAACAAGCACGGGCGGAAGCAATCCCCAGCCTTTGACGAATTCGTCAAACCCCGAGCCAGTAAACACCCGCGCCGAGATTGCAAAAACCGCTGGCGTATCAGAGGACACCGTAGCCAAAGTAAAAACCATCAAAGCCAAGGCGAGCGATGAGGTGAAGTCGAAAGTTGCTAGCGGTGAAATGTCAATCAATAAAGCATATCAAGAAACGAAAGAGCCGCCGATTACTATTGTAGATGGCACAAAATACAAACTTCCTAAATATGATTTTTCTGATGCTGCCAAAGAAAAGGGCGAGCAAGCAGAAAAAGACAGTGAAACACTTTGGTTGCTAAAATCAACATGGAGAAAAGCAACTAAAAAAGACAAATCCGCTTTTTTAGAGTGGGCTAAATAACAACAACAACAAAATATGAAAATTGAAATTGAAACAATTACGCCGACAAAGGCGGCAAAAATGCTAACATTGAATACTTGCAACCGAAAGGTTAGGCAGGGGAAAGTGAATGAATATGCAAATGAAATGGCGGCGGGAAGATGGATGCTGACTGGTCAAGGAATTATTTTCTTGGAAGACGGCAGTCTTGGAGATGGTCAACACCGATTGTATGCCATTGTGCAAAGTGGCGTAACAATAAAAATGCCAGTTGCTCGCGGTGTTGCGATTGAATCCATGGCTGGCATTGACGTTGGCGCAAAACGAACTGTCGCAGATCACATGCATTTACACTATGGGGTAAAAAACGCCAATGTAGTTTGCTCGTCCGTTGCTGCGATTTATCAGATCGCTTGCATGAATGGCGGTTCGTTGCCTGTGCAATCGGGATTGATGAAAATCGGCATTGAGCATTACGAAAGTCAAATTGCAGCCGCTTATTCAGCAGCGGGGAAATTCCAATACTCAAGACAAGCTTGGATTCTTGGAGCTTTCGCTTTTGCCATGAAATCGCATCCAGAAATACTGAAAATGGCGCAAGCAGTTGCGCATGGCGAGGGGTTGGAGCGTGGCGACCCTGCATTAACTTTGCGCAATTGGTTAATTAACAATACAAGCAATCATTTGGTTAAGCGGCGAAAAGATCAAGCGCAGCATATTGTGCTCAATGCTTGCATGTCATTTGTTCAAAGAAAACCATGGCATGTCATTCGCGGTGGGATGCATGGGATTAATTTCTTTCGAGGCAAGAACCGCAAATTTATTGAAGCCGTAGAAGAAGATGTCCGCAGATTAAGAACTGGCAAATAATCAAGCGTGCAGGAAATCTCACAACCTCACCTTAACTGGTGGGGCTTTTCTTTTTGACACGCCGCCCTTGTTATGGACGTATCGGCGGCGCAACTAATTCAGGCATACTACGATGCCGCGCAGGAAGATCCCAGCATCTTGCAATCTCTCATTGCGGCACGCACGGCGGCACTTACTGGAATGCTGTCAAAAGGTGGTGGGAACACTCTAACGCAATCACAGAAAAACGGCATTAGTTATTCTGTATTAGTATCTTTACCAGAAACTACTCGCTTGGTTGTCATCAATCAAGCAATCGCTTGGATTAAAGCGGGAATCAGACCAACGAGTCGCGCCCGTGGAGGATTTCACAACACCGCGCAGCTATGATAGTAAACCAATGGGGAGAGCCGTTCAAATTCGCAAAGGCGGCACAGAGAGACACTAGCGCACGTCCGTGGGAGCCAGTGCGAATGCAGGATATTGGCACGCTGATTCCGTCATGGGATAGGAAAACGATTGTTTCAGCATCGCGCAGGCTTTACACTAACGAAGGCGTATTGCTGGGAGCAATCCAGCAGAAGGCGATGTATTCCGTGGGGCGCAGTTGGCAGGCGCAATCGCAGTCAACAGATACAGAATGGAAGAAACAAGCCGAGGCGAAAATAAATGATGAATGGTATGGCATCTGTGACGTTCGCGGCGGGATGCACGATTTCAAAACCTCGCTGTATCAACTCTCATGCGCCATTGACCGAGACGGGGAGGCATTTGTTCTTCTAACGGAAACGGGCGAGGGCTATCCGCGTATTCAACATATTCCAAGCCACAGAATCGCCACGCCTAACGGGGTGCGTGATGGCAAGCTGGAATCCGGCGCATACAAGGGATTGAATATTACAGACGGCGTAATCTACAGCAAAGGCGCACCCGTGGCGTTTTCCTTTATCAACGAGGACGGCACGCTGAAACAATACTTTTCGGCGCGGGATTGTATTCACCTTTACGACCCGTCATTCCAAGAGCAAGGGCGCGGATTACCAGCCGCAACGCACGCAATCAATGATTTGCGCGATTCGCTCCAGTCTCACGATTGGGAGCGTCATGCACAACTGATGCTATCGAGCATCGGACTGATCGAATACAACGACACAGGAATGCCAGACCCTGAGGACAACGCAAACGTGCTAAACGGCACTGGAGACGTTACTTGCGGCGAGAAAGGTATCATTCAAGAATCTTACCAAGGCGGGCAAATTCGCTACTTTGCGAGCAAGTCTGGCGGCAAGCTGGAGACGATCAAGAATGATCGACCTGGAGACATGTGGGAGAGCTTTCAAAACCGCATCTACCGCAAGACGCTTGCGGGCATGAACTGGCCGTATTCGATGATATGGCACGCTACAGGACAAGGCACGGCGGAACGGGCAGACCTTGGACGCGCACAAAGAGCGGTGGAAGACCGTCAAGACCTGCTAGAGTATGCAGCAAAGCGCATGGTGGGCTATGCTATCGCAAAATTCATCAAACGCGGCGACCTACCAGAAAACGCCATGTGGTATCGCTGGAAATTCAGCTATCCGAAAAAAATCACGATTGATGACGGGCGAGTATCAAAGGAACTAATCGAGATGTGGAAAGCGGGATTCTTGAATCCTAACGACATTTTGGGATACCTTGGCAAATCACCGGAAGATCACATTGACGAGCGCATCAATTACCTTGTGATGCAAAAAACAAAGGTTGCTATCGCTAACGAATCCGCACCGGATGGCGTGAGAATCGAGGAACGCGAGATGGCAATGCTAACCCCTAACGAAATGAAAGAAAATGAGCTTGTTACAAATTGAAAACAAATCGGCAAAGGTCAAATTGAATGACCAAGTGCATAAGTATAGCGTTGACCAGATCATCGAAGAAATTGAGAAAGTCTATGGCGCAAAAGCTGTAGAGAACGAATACGCCTTTGGAGAGGTGACGGCTTGCATTGAAAATGCCGTTGACACTTTGGAAATCGAAATCCACTCGCCAGGCGGTAGCGTGTTTGAAGGTTATCGAATCTACAACGCAATGAAGGAATTGCGCGAACGTGGCGTATATGTGACTGCCAAAATCAACACGCTGGCAGCATCAATGGGAAGCGTCATTGCGATGGCGGCTGACAAGATCACGATTGCAAGCAATGGGCGCATGATGATTCATGACGCATCAACTGGCATTCATGGCAATGCTGATGCAATGCGCAAAGGCGCGGAAATGCTGGAAGAAATCAGTGACGAAATCGCTGGAGTTTACGCAGAAAAGACCGGCAAGGACAAGGACGACATTCGCAAAATGATGAAATCCGAAACGTGGATTTCAGCAAAAAAAGCGATTGAGATGGGATTCGCTGATGAAATTTTTGACACGAAATCAAAAGTGATGAGCATTTTAGACAAATTCAAACCTGATGCGGCACTTGTCGAAAAAGTCAATAGCTTGGAATCGAGCTTGGTTGACGCTGAAAACAAAGTATCGGAATTGACCGCAAAGATTGACGAAGTCGAAAACGATCTTGCCAGCGCAGTCACGGAATTGACCGAGGCTAAAGCCAAGGCTGATAAACTCGCAGAGGAAAAAGCGCAGTTCGAAGCATCGTTTAACGAAGCCGAAACCGCTATTGCAAATCTCACCGAGCAACTCGCAACCGCACAAGCATCCGCTGAAACGCGTGCCGCTGAAATTCTCGCCACTGCTGGAGTTCCTCCAGTGGAAGGCGTGGAAGACAAACCAATTTCCAATGTGAAATCACTCACAGAGTTCAACGCGCTTACACCTGCCGAGCGTATGAGCTTCATCAAATCGGGCGGGAAGATTTCTAACTAATACAAAACAATGGCTAATACCCTTACCAACCTAGTTGCTGACGCCTATTCTGCGCTTGACGTAGTTTCCCGTGAGCTTGTCGGATTTATCCCTGCTGTGACCCGTGACGCTTCGGCTGATCGTGTTGCCGTTGGTCAAAATCTTCGTTCGTTCAAGACTGCCGCTAATACCGCAGGCAAGAACATCACCGCAGCCATGGCTTTCCCTGCAATCGCAGATCAGACCGTTGGCAACGAGAACATCACCATCACCAAGGCACGGGCATTCCCGTTTTCTTGGAGTGCTGAAGAACAGTATGCAGTGAATCAAGGTGCAGGCACTTTGACTGTCGCTCAAGATCAAATCGCACAGGCCATCCGCGCTGCTGTGAACGAGATCGAGAATGACCTTGCAGATGCTGCCGCACTTGGCGCATCGGGCGGCATTACTCCTAATGCAACCACTCTTTTCAGTGCAACGCTGAAAGACGCTGCGTTCGCCAAGAAGTTCCTCGATGATCGTGGCACGCCTCTCAGTGATCGTCATATGGTTCTCAATACTACCGCATCCGCTGCAATGCGCGGTTTGACTCAACTCACCAACGTGGGCGATGCTGGCGATGCTGGTTTGCTTCGTCAAGGTGTGCTGGGCAACATCATGGGCTTTAACGTGCGCGAATCCGCTCAAGTCGGACTCACCGCAACTGCCACGGGTGCAAACTACCTTGTGGACAACGTAGCTGGCTACGCTGTAGGCGAAACCGTGATTCACGTTGACACTGGCACTGGCAGCATCCCTGCTGGTTCACTTGTGACTATCGGCGGGAATACCTACATGGTGACGACTGGCACGGCTGGAGACGGCGACCAAGATATCACCATCGCAGCACCTGGACTCATCAAGGCAATTGCCAACAATGACCCTGTGACCGTGCTGAGCTCACAAGATGCCAACGCAGCATTCAGCCGCAACGCGATTGTCCTTGCCACTCGTTTGCCAGAAGTGCCAATCGGCGGCAATGACCTTGCTCTGATGCGCGAAGTTGTCACCGACCCTCGCAGCGGATTGAGCTTTGAACTTGCTGTCTATCCAGGCTATCGCATGGTTCACTACGAAATCGGCGTTCTGTGGGGCGCGAAAGTTCTCAAGCCTGAGCATATCTGCTTGCTGACTGACTAATCTTTCTTGGTGGTGTGTTTCATGACAAGCCCCCGCACTGGAAACGGTGCGGGGGCTACTTTTGACACGCCGCAAACAGTATGAGCTTGCTTGATGATTTCATGCTATCGCACAATGACGAATGTGATACGACGATGGGCGTATCTGTCATGGTATGCGATGGGCAAACTTTTAACGTGGTTGCGAATCTCTCAACGAAGACCATCGACGGCGACACAGGGGGACTAGAACCTAGCATTCAAAACATGGTCACAGCGCAACCGAGTGACGTTACAGAACCACGCAGACTCATCAACAAACGATGCACAGTTGACGGCATATCATACCGAGTGCATGGCGTTGACGTTGGCACGATTGCAATTCATTTCTCGCTGATTGACCCTAACGAATCACGATGAAAATTCATGTCGAAATCGTAGGCAAGGCAGAAGCAAAAGCGAAGTTGAAAGAATACATGCGCTTGACGGGCAATGGCATCGAAACTGGCATTAAAGAAATCGGCATAGCATCAGCAAGGGCATTGGCATCAAAGGTGCAACCGTTCGGATTAAACCGAGTTGGCAAATTTTCTAACTCCATCGAAAAGCAGGTTAAGCGTGCAATTCGCAATGCCAACTTGCAAGGCGCAAATACGAGTATCGAAGCCGCGCACAAAGCGCGAAGAAACAGCAAGGGGCAAGTGCCAAAGGACTTGAATACCAAGGGGCAATATCAGGGGAAACCATTTGACCCGCAAGAACGCGCACGACTTGGAGAGCGTAAAGCAAAAAACGCAGGACTGGCGAAAGCGGCATGGGTTGAAGCGGGAAACATGCTTGTTTCTATCGTATCAAAATCACGCAGCGCATTAAAAAAAATCAAAGTCAAAGAGGAAATCAATCGGCACTTGGGCAAGGGCAACGGATGGGGGCGCATGTCGAAGCTATCACTTAGCCCCACAATCTATTTAACCAACAATCTAAGCTATATCAGCCGAACGATGAAAAATAGCCACGTTACAGCGGCGTTAAAATCTGGCTTGTTGAATGGCTATAAAAAAATTGACCAGCACATCAAACGCGAAACGAAGAAACTCAATAAGATATGACCAGCGACAAACTCAAAACCGCGATTATTAATTATCTATCCGGCGAGCTATCATTGCCAGTAGTGGACGGCGAAGCATTTACTGAAATAGAATTGCCACTTGTGGCGGTCAAGATTACCGCATCGCAGAAATTTGGATTGGCGTTGTCACCTGTTGAGCAAATCACAGTTGAGGTTATCTATCGCGCCCACAGTGGCGATGATGACCGTGATGCAGCGTTACAGTTCGCGGAAACGGTATCAGATGCACTTAGCAATCCTGGCACGCTCAAAACGGCGATCAATGCCGTGATGGAAGACGGCGTTATCGTGGACTATCTGCAATTTTCAAACGGCGCACCATCATGGGATGAATCGACACTAGAATGCACTTTTGAAGGAGAATGCTACGCGCAGAGAGCATAATTTTTGACACGCTAGACAAAGTATGGCAACTTTACTTGGCGCGACTAACGGACTATTCGGCATCGCTACGCAGCAAACTGGATTCCTTTTGGATGGCAGTTCGCAGGCTTTCGAGCAAGATGAAAAGATGGTCAAAAACATCTCCGGCGATGATACCGGAATCAGCATGTATAATGAGCGCATTCAATTCTCGCTTTCTGGATTTGTGCCAGCAACTAGCGGTTACAGCGGCACGATTGCTGCTAGCATCACGCTTGCAACTGCGCCCGAAGATCACTTGATCGGCAACGTGACCAGCGGCATTTATATCGTCAAGGGCATCACAAAAACGCAAGCAAGCGAGGAATACCGCCGCATCGAGCTGAATGGCACTTACTCGCCCACGATTGTGACCTGATAGGTTTCTAAACTATGAATATGAATCTCAGCACATTGGAAGGTGATACGTCTAACGCTAAAATTGCAGCAACCGCGATTGCGTTGGACGTTCCTTTGCATCCAGATAGACCATGGACAATAGCCACAGGCGAGGGTATAAAAGGCATTCGCACAATCTGGAATTTCAAAGGCGCATCTATCGACGGAAACACAATCGGCAGTATCACAAAAGCATGGCACGATGAGAAATGGATTGCAGCGAATCAGAATCACGAAGTAGCACGAATCAAGGTCGCGTTCGCTGAATTGTCAAAGCTAGCAGATACAGCAAAGGGCAAGGCGTGGCACTATGACCCGATTTTGAGAGGTGATACCGTATCGAGCGCATCAACAGCTATGGCGGCAACTTTGATTGCGCTAGGGCATCCGTGCAAAGGCTTTACGCGCGGCAATGATTGTCTTTTCTGGCACTTTGACCGAGCGGCGGCATCCGACATGGCACTTTGGAGCGATCACAACTTGCATGTGAAATTGCCTATCACGATGATCTCATACATCAAATGTGCGTTGCTCAACTGGAAAACGCTTTTGGATGAATGCACCGTGCCAGAATACACAGCAGTTAAACACGGCACGCGCACGGCATTTGTCAGCAAAAACGACACGGCAAAAACTCAATCAACACTCGAAAAACTACTATACAGAAAATGAACATCAAACCACTAACAGACTTTCGATGGGCAACGGTTCGCGCATACGTTGCGAGCGATCTTGGCAAACAGAGAGACGCAGGGACAAGCGCAGTTTTTGCATTTGCGGCATTGTGCCTAGCTGAAAGCGTGGCTGATGAATGCAAGCTACATTCAAGTATGGAAGCTCTACACTCAGCCGCAATCGAGGCGGGATGCTTACTGACAAATGAGCAGGCAATGGAGGTTAACGCGCATATCAATGACACGTTAGGACTAGCAGAGGCGGCACAAGTCGAAACTCCAGAGGGAAAGCCATAACGCATGACGCACCTGATGACGGATTCGCCGCCATTGATATTTTTTGCCATGAATACGGATGGTCGCCCGACTTTGTAAAGTATGAGCTACCAATGGACGAAGCGGCGAAATTGTTTCATGCGATTCTGTATCGAAAAGGCATCAAGACATTCCGCAAAAAGATTATCGGCGCGGGCGAGCATGAGTCGTTGCAAGAACGCATCGCACGCTTACAACAAATTGACACGAACGCAGAGATAGAAGGTATTGTATGGCACTAACCGTTAAAATCAGAGGTGACGCATCGCAGTTTGAAAAGACGATGCGCGGCGTAAATCGTAGCGTTTCTAATGTCGGCGCAAAAATCGCAGGTATTGGCGCGGCGGGATTGGCAGCGGCGGGGGCTTATGTGTCATTGGGGCAGGCGATGGAGTTTTTAACGTCATCCTCGCAAGCAGCAAGTAATATCGAATCTTTAACGATGCAATTTGAAACGTTGCTTGGCAGCGCATCGGCAGCAGAAAAGCGGATGAAAGAAATCGCCAAGTTTGCAGCATCGACTCCATTTGAGATTGCGGAATTATCAGCGACAAGCAAGCAGTTGCAAAACGCTGGCGGTGATTTTTTGGCAATAGGCGATGGATTGCGCATGGTGGGAGATGCTGCCGCAATTTCTGGCAGACCATTAGAGGAAGTGGCTTTGCATATTGGCAGGGTTTTCGGTGCTATGACCAGCGGCACAAGTGCTGGTGAAAGCGTTGGTAGATTGGTGGAAATCGGATTGATTACTGGTGATGTAAAGCGTGAATTTGAGGCACTAGCAATAGCACAGAAAAAAGGGGCTGCCGCCACACTAACTGGAGAGCAAGCTCTTGCTAAAATGCAATCCGTTTTATCAAAAACTGAGGGCGCGATGGCGCGGCTTGCTAACACGACAGAAGGCAAATTGTCGAACATGAAAGACAATATCAGCCAGTTAAAAGTCGCATTCGGCACGGGATTCAATGAGGGACTAAAAGACGCACTTGATGCGGCAAACGTAGGATTGCCAAAGCTAGAGCAAAGATTCGCAGATGCTGGAACATTCGTTGGGCAGGCGTTGACAGACTCGCTAACGGGCGACATGAAAAAATTTCAACTTATTGGAAACTTGATTGGCGCGGTTTTGGCGGAAGGTGTAAAAACCGGATTCGAAAAACTAATTATGGGAACAATAGAAAACGTAATGGTTGATTATGCTGAATGGTTCCAACAAAACCAAAGACGTTCAAACATGGAAACAAAAAATCAACTGATGGATAAAGCGTTACAAGAAACCGATCCGGCAAAAAGAGAAAAACTATTGCAGGCAGCGCAAGGAATTGGCGATTTTAGCACCATTAGAGAGAAATATAATTTGGGCGATGACTACTCTAAAAAATCAAGTAATTTCATGTCAGGAATTAGAAGCCAACTAAATGATGTGAATTTAGAAATGGAGATTCAAAAAGGAATCAAAACTGGCATTGACATGAGCATGTCACAAGCGGTTAGGGAAGGAGTTCTTGAGGCAATGCAAAAACAACCAACGGGTGCAAAATTTA